AGTTTCGCCCACTGCGTACATCTTGTTCTCTCATCTCCTTTACGATTCTCATTTGTTCCATGAACAGACCGCTTCGCTCTCCGGCAAGGCCTGCTCGTTTTCCGGCAACAGACAGGTCTTGGCACGGAGATCCGCCTGTAATGATGTCAACTACAGGCGCTTCCGCACCATTGATCTTCGTTATATCGCCGTAGTGTTTCACTATTCGCCACCGTTCCTTCCTCCGTCATCGTTGGTCATGCTACACCTCTCTAACCCGGATGCCGTAACGATCCAGCATCATTTTCCGCTTGTTCGCAAAAACGCGGTACGTCGCCCCGGCCTTATACCCCTTCGCGTCCTCCACGATGGTTTCCCCATTCTTCTCATAGACGAAATCCGCGAAATATGACAGACCGCGCTCCACGCAGACCCGCTTCGGTTTGATAGGCTTGCCGCGCTTTCCGATGCGGGGGATTTCCTCCCATTTTGCAGGGATCAGCACGAACTCCACCTGTTCGCGGAGGTTGGAGATCAGCCCAGCCCTTTCCTCCCATTGAAGCTGCTGCGCCCGTTCCGCTTCGTGCTTGCTTGCGTAACCGTCCGTTTTCCGTGCGTTCAGTTTGTTCTTTTTGCGGGGCGGGTTTTCGTCCCCGCCCGTGCTTTTTCTCGTCTCTGCCGCTCGTTTTTCTCCCGCCGCCGCTTTCTTCGCTTCGATCTCCCGCAGCTTCTGTAGGATTTGCTTCTGCGCGGCTGGGCCGAGGCGGTTGATGTCGATACTCACTTCTTCACACTCCCATATCGGATTCCGTTGCTCCGCAGGAACGCGCCGAGCAGCCTCCCCTGCTCCCGCGTTATCTCCACCCAAAACTCAATGCGCTTCAGTTCCGGTTCCTGCGCCGGAATGGTCTCAGGAGCGCTCTGCGCCGCTTCTGCGGGTCTTTCCTCTGCTTCCCGTGTCGTTTCATAGGTCGGAGCGTTCTGCTCCGTCTGCTGCGGTCTGACGGCCTGTCTGGACGCTCTCTGCTCCGCATCGACGCGCCATTCCTCCCGGCGCTTGATCTGGTTGTAGGTGTTGATCGCGTCCGCCAGGTTGTAGCTTTGCGCGAACCGCTCCATCATCGCGTCCACGTGCGGTCCGTAGGCCGGGGATCGGAGCGCCTGCAAGCCCATCTCCACGTTCGCCAACTCAAGCTGGATGTCGTTCTGCGCCTTTTCCTCGGAGCAGCCCTTGTTCTTCCAGTCCGGGTGCTTCGCCGCGATCTTGTCGAACTCCGCGAACCCCTCCGCGCTTTTCGCGTTGACCGCATCGAAGTACGCCCTGAGCCGCGTCATCTTCTCATTCCGCGCCTGTTCCTCAAAGGCTTTCACCTGGTCGTCGATGTTCTCCACGGCTCCGTCAATCTCGCCCGTGATTTCCTTGATCTGCGTCTCAAACCGGGTGTAGGGTTCCATGCAGGCTTTTTTTACCGCCTTTCTGGTTTCCTCGAAGCGGTCCCGCATACGTCGGAGCGCCGCCCTGTCCTTCTCCGCGTTCTTCAGAGTGTCCGGGGTCACGACCATCGCCTTGTACGGAGCGACCAGCTCCCGCACCGCTGCCAGCGCTTCGTCGAAGTTCGCCGCTACGCTCTGCTCCTGAATCGTTTTGAGATCGGTTTTGATTTCAAATTCTGCCATTTTTACCTCCTGTGTGGTGTTTTGTGTTATGCCGCTTCCAGACGGTAGACCGCAACAAGCGCTCTGCCGCCGTGCTTCGTGGGCACGATGCAGCGTTCCGTCACGATGTTGTGTCCGTCCCGCCGCAAATCCCAAATCCTCGCGCCCAACCGGTAGCACCCGATGTAATTCAGCGCCTCCATCGGCGTGATCGTGCCGTTCCGTTCCAGCCATTCGAGGATCATGTCCTTCTGCGCTTTCCGGTCAGACATATGCCAGTTCCACCTCTGGGTCATATTCCGCGATCTCGCGGCAGGGGAAGCTCGGCTTCGGCAGGTCGGTTTCCCGCACCACCGCCCTCTGCCTCGGTTCCTTGACCGTCGGGGCGATCACCTTGTCCCCAGGAACCAACGCAAGCCTTGTTTCGTAGGTGTATTTCGCTCCACCGTAGAATCCCTCACTTTTGTAATACTGCACGTTGACGAACATTCATCGTTCCTCCTTGCCCTCATAGTGTGATCTGCAAGGGCGGCATCTGCCGCCGCTCCACGTATTCCATGAACAGTTTTTCGCTCTCAAACTGGATTTTCGCGTCCGCCCGGAATCCCGCGTCCGCTTCAAAAGCGTATTCCCGGTAGATCACGTCGCCGTTCTCGCGGTAGAGCGCCGCCGCAAGCCACAGTCGGTTGCGCTTCGTTGCCAGATGCTGATGGAGAAGCTGGCGGTAATAGTCGTCTGGGATTCTCCCCTCCCATTCCGCCCAATCCTCCCGCGTTCGCGGCTGGACGTTCTTGATCTCCACAACGCCCTGCTCCCCCGTCGCCGGATCAAGGGTCTCTGCGTCCAGCGTTGCGAACAGCCACGGGGTTTCTGTCTGGAACAGGATGTCGTAGGGCCTGTGGACGACGATCAGTTCCGGGTGCAGACCCTTGAACATCTCCCGCACAGCGCCCTCCATTCGGATGCCGCGCTGAACGGCCTCGTTCCCGGAGAGGTCCGTGGCTTTCTCCTGCCCGGTCTTGATCCGCCAGAGGCTCGTCCGGCTCGTCCGTTTGCTGGCCCCCGCCGCCGCCGCCGCTTCCGAAGCGCCGATGCCGTGGATCGCCGTCCTGCCCTTCAGCCATTCTTCCCGGTTTCCGTAGGTCAGTCTGGATTCCATTCCACGCTCCTCCCGCCGTCCGGGGCGGTTTCCCGCCCCTCGGCTCATTTTCTGCTTTTGCTCTTTCTCCATGCCAGATTCCGGTTGAACCGCCTGATTCCGTTCTCCGTCATTCCGATCTGCTCCAGCTTCTGCCGTTCGTAGTAGGTGTTCCGTGTGGAGATGTATTCCGCCCACTTCCCGCAGGTCACGGCGCATCCCGCTTTCCGTTCGGGGCAGTCCTTCACGCACGGCTGCTGAACCGCCCCTCTCGCGTATGCCGCCCATTGATGTGGCCTTTTCCGCTCGCTGCCCATTTCATTTCTCCTCGTCCTCGTTCATGTGTTCCAAACGGTAGCAGACTGGGCAGAGGCCGTCGTAAACGTACAGTTCCTCGTCGCTGTAGATTTCCGTTCCGCATATGCGGCAGTGGTCTATCGGCGTCGCCCTCTGCGGGTCGTGACGGTTGTCGTAGGCTTCGTTCGCTTCAAAGCTCATCGTCCCGCCCTCCGTCAGAAGTTGGCGAACGGATCGTTCTCGTCGTCCATGTCGAAGGGAAGCCCGTTGCTCGTCATGTCCTCGTAGTCCGCCGCAGGGGTTTTCGGATCGGGACCCTTCTTCCGTCCGCCCTGCCTTGCGGTTTTCGTCTGCGCCGGGGCGGGATCGTTGGCATGGGCGGGTTCCTGCTCCGTCGTCTGCGGCAGTTCCGAGGGCCGCTCCTGTGCCGCCGCGATTGCCGCTTCCTTTGCCATGCGGTCAAACTCGTCTCCGTAGTACACGGGTTCATCGCTCTTTTCCTCCGCGTCGTCCGCCGCGATTGCCTGCTGGATCACCGTTGATTTCGGGGCGAAGCCATCCGAGAGAAGCTGCTTCAGGACGGTCTTGCGGCACATTTTCATGTGCGCCTCGTCCGTGGGATCGCCGTACCACGGGGAACCGGCCCGTTTGCCGTCTGCGGTCCACGGCTTGCCTCTGCTGTCCGTTCCCTTCGTCGCCCCGTCCTGGATCGCTTTCCAGATGTTCAGATCGAACGCTTTGGAGTAGCGGTTCGCGTGGTTGAGGATTTTTTCGTAGGGCCAGTAGACCTTGCTTGTGAATCCGTTGAACTGCTTGTTCAGGCGGTAGAAAGCGTAGTAGCCGACGATAGGAAGCTGCTCCCGCAGCTCGTCGTTCGGGTTCCGCTCCACGATGGGTTCCCACGTGTCCCTGTCGTAGCCCTTGAACTCGCCCTCCCGGACTTCGTAGCAGTTGATCTTCTCATAAGCGCCGGAGGCCACGCACATCCGCTTGATGCCGTTGACCTGAAGCTGGAACTGCGCCGTCACGCTTCCATCCTTCCAGTTTTCGTATGGGATGATGGAGTAGTCTCCGAGGATCAGGGACAGTCCCATCCCGATCTCGCCCCGGAGCGCCCCTGCCAGAATCTCCATCGGAGCCGCTTTCTGGAGCTTCGGGTTCCCCTGCACCACGGCGATCAGCGTGGACGTGAGCTGCGCCGCCTGCTGCGGACCGCCCAGGCTCTGCGTCAGGAGCTTCTTGATCGCGTTGCCGTTGATGAACGTGGTGAACTTCACGCCTCTGTCGTCGAAGTCTCTGACCTCGCCGCCCTGCCTGCCTCTCGCGGCGAGACTGTTGTTCGGATTTGCCATTTTTATTCGTTTCCTCCTGTCTTTGATTGTTCTTTCTGCGCTTTGTGTTCCTGATATTTTCTGATTTCTTCCGTCAGGTCTCTGCCCCGGACGGGAAAAACCTTCTTTCCTGTTTTCCAGTTGTGGGTGAGTGCCCACGCCGCGAGGGTGCTTCCGCTCAACGGAGCCATGATCTTGCATATCTCCTGTCTGGCGAATCCCCGCTTGTAAAGTTCGTGCGCGTATTCCGCGTCCCAAATCGGTTCCCTGCCCTGTTTTGCGTGGGGGCGGTTCTTCTTTTTCTGCGCCGCCGCCAGCTTTTCGGCTTTTTCCGCCGCTTTTTCCAGTTCCGGTCCGTATGGAACGTAACCGTGTGGGCGCTTCGCCATGATCTTGTGCTTGCACGGCTCCGTGTCGCTCCACGGAATCCGCTTCCCGTTCTCATAGCTCCGCAGGTTTCCGGTCACGTCGAAGTATCCGCAGATCGGGTAGCTTCCGTTCAGGAGTTGGATGTACTTGCACCCGTAGCATCGGTGGCCCTTCGTGCCTCCGCTCATCCCGTGCCGCCGTCCTTCCCGGCGAGGTTCGCTTCCTTGATCGCTTTCGCCGTTCGGATGAACAGTTCGCAGAAAACCGCCATTCCGGTCTCGTCGTACCGTTCCTCACGCGGTGCGAAGTTCCGATCCCCCACGATCTGCCTGATGCGCCGGTCAAGGGTGTCCCAGTAATAGTCCATGTCCTTGCCCTTGAAATCCACGATCCGTTCCATCATCTCCATTACGGTGCTTTTGTACGCCCGGATCGCTTTCTCGGCGCGTCCCTGCCCAAGCTGGAACACGTCTGCCGCCGCGATCAGGAACGCATCGCACCCGACCTGAAGCAGAAAGTCCGTGATGAAGCGTTCCTTCGCGTCGAACTCTGCCCGGAGCCGCTGTTCCGTTCTCTGGATCAGATTGCCGCCCCCGCCGAACTGCGGGACGTTTCCGTGTTTTCCCATCGGTTTACCTCCTGTGTCTGCCTACTCAAATGCCGTTCCCGCGCCCAACGCGGGTCTGCCACGGCCTGTGCCGTCGTCTATCGGTCTGAAGATGCTCCCGGACAGCCGCCGCAGTTCCTCCCGGAAGCCCTCCGGCAGCCGATCCATTTCTTCCTCGTTTTTGCTGATCGCCCGGAACGTTCGCATGAAGTTGGATGCCACCACGCTGTTCAGCGTTTCGCTGTCCATCGTCGCCCATTCCCGCAGCGTGTTTTCGTTTCCAACGGCCCTTTGCACCACGCGGGGCAGTTTGCCGTATTCCTCTTTCGCCCCGTACAGACTGTTCCGCAGGGCTTTCGTCACAAGGGACCACGCTTCGTTCTCTCCCAACGGGTCGTTCGCCCGCGTCATTTTCTGAATCTGCTCCCTGATCTGCCCGACGTTCGGCATGAACCGTCCGGGGTTGCACTCCATGTAGGAGAGTGTCGCCATCTGCACCACGTTGAAATCGTCCCGTGCGAAGATGCTTGCCCAAAGGTTCACGGTTGCGGCGATTGTCGCGTCCGATTTCCCTTTGAAGTTGTCCGGGTAGTTGATTTGCAGCACATCGATGATTTTCGCCGCTTCCGTCCGCGTCACTCGTCAAATTCACCTCTTTCGATCATGTCCCGCAGTCTGTCTGCGCCGTGCCGGTATCCGTTCCCATTCCCCTTCGGTTCGTAGAGAACGTCGTAGGCTCCCTCATAGCACTTCTGGAAGTTCGCCTGATTCAGAAACCAGTCCAGCGTGATCCTGTCTCCGAGGGTCGGCAAAAACTCGCTTTCCCCGGTTCTGCGGATCGTGTCCAGTACCGTTTCCAGTCCGAACTCCCGCACCCTTGCCAGGATGTTCCGTCCGCGCTGGCTTTTGAAGTGGAATTTTTTTGCTTTTACGTAGCCCGTCCGGTTCCACGCTTCCGCAACCGTCGCGCATATGCTCCTGTCGTTCTCCGCTTCCTCCGGGCCTGCGCCGTTCTCTGTCCGTTCTGTCCGGGTTTCCCCCGTCTGGTATTCGCCCCAGTTCTTGATGCGGTACGCGCCGTTCTCGTCCCTGTTTATCATCTCGAACCGCTCAAACAGGCGGAGGGCAAGCTGTACGCTTTCCAGAGGTCGTCCGAACTCCTGGGCCAGCATCTCGTCCGTGTACGGTTGGGCGGACGTGAAGTACAGCGCGCCGCCCTGCCCAAGCTGACCTGCGAGGATCAGCATTTTAATCCAGACCACGCAGAGCAGGTCCCGGTTCTCCATCGCCTCCATCCGCTGAAATTTCCGCCCGGTGAACAGGGCGAGATAGAGCCTGATCCATTTTGCGTCGCTCATACCTCAGTCCCCCTAAATCTTCCAGGCATCGGACTGCCCGAACTCAAAAAGCTCATCGTCGCTTTCGTCGCTGCCGAGCAGACGGTTCCCGTTGTACGGCATAGACTGGCCGTCCTCGTCGCCGTAGTCGTAATTCTCCGCCTGTTCGTCCTTGCTCCATACCGGCCCGTCGTCGTTTGAGAAGATCGGGTCCGGTGGTGCGTTATCCTTTCCCTTTTCGTTCGTCACGATGAAGCAGGGGTAGATGTCGATGCAGATTCTGTCCTCGTCCGGGATGCCGTAGTCGCGTTTCGTGTAGGTCCAGGCGCTCATCTGCCCCGCCACCAGCACCGAATCCCGCTTTTTCAGGTTCAGCGCCTTTCCGTAGCAGGCCGCGCCGTAGAACACGGTTGCCCTTACGAACATCCCTTTCTTGATTCGGATTCGGAACATCACCGACGTTCTGTCGTCGCCCTTCTTGGTCTTGTACTGCTTCCGCATCGGAGCCTTTGTCAGCGTTCCGTACACGAGTGCCGGACCTCTTGCGATCCGTTGGATTTTCCCGTACTTGTCGCGGCGTTTCTCCGCGTTCCACTCTCCGTGGATGATGCCGCCGAGACTTCTCATTTTGCGTTCTCACCGTCCTTCGGTTTTGTTTTCGTCCTTCTGTTTGCGTGGTCTCCGAACCCGCTTTTTCCCGTCCGCAAGCTCCCGAAGCGTCCTCGCTCTCGCGTAGGCTTCCCGCCGTTCCGCGTTGATCCGGTCCCGGTTCGCGGCGTAGTACGCTTTCGATCTCTCCAACACGGTCTCCCTGTTGTTCGCGTACCACTCCGCCTGTGTCTGCCGGATGTGCAATTTGTTGCGCTTGGCGTAGAGCCTGTTCCGTTCCGCCCGTTCGATCCGCTCCTGCTCCGCTATCCCGTCCGCGTCTGCCGCGCACCTGGAACGCTTGATTTCCCGTTCCCGTTCCCTCGCGTCCTTCTGCTCCAGCGGGGATATGTCCTCGTCGGGGCAGATGCAGTCGTCATACGGGCAACGGAAGCAATCGTGGTCGCATGGGCTTGGTTGCTTTGGCAATTCCCATCACCTTCCGGTTCAGACTTGTCAGGCTCCGTCCCGTCCGGTTCTTTCATCGCCTCCGCCGCAGCTTATCCGTTGCCGCTCAAGTTCCAGCGGCGCTTGGGTCTGGTGCTTCTCCATTTGTTCCAGTCGCGTGTTCTGCGTCCGTATCGCGCCGCTTGCAGAATGTCCCACGCCTGCCGCACGTAACGGCTCGGTTTCACGCCCTTCTTCCGTTCCCCCGCCTTGCGGATCATATTGCGTCTGAGCTTTCGCATCTCTTGTTCACCTCTTTTCGTTCAGCCGGAGCCGCCTGATGCAGCCGAGCTTATCTTCCAGTTCCCGGATGGACAGCCCCCACGCCCGGAACGCGCAGTCCGTGTTGACCGCCGTGGAATCCCACGCCTGCGCGTTCGACCTCTGCTGTTCTTCCTTCGCCATTTTCTTCAGGCGGGTTGCTTTCGTCCGCCCCACGCCGAACAGTTCCATAACGTCCTTCGTAGACAGCTCCCGCTTTTCGTAGTACAGTTTCAGCGCCGCCGCCGTGTCCGTCACGTTCGGCACATTCACGCTCGTTTCTTCCATCGGTTCCTCCTTCACGCTATACCGTTTCTTGCTCATTTGCCGCTTCCCTGCGTCAGTTCCTTCGGGATCGCCTTGTGGCAGAACCCGTCCGGGGTCGCCGTTTCGTAGACCAGATGCCCACAGCAGATGCCCCATTCGCTTTTCGTCCCGCCGTTCCGTGTCGCCGTGTAATAGGCGCAGTCGCGGCAGAATGTGATGTGGGGATTTGATTTGCTCATTCCAGGACCTCCAAGAGCAAACCGTCCTTGATCGTGTACCGCTTCAGCCATTTTTCTTCCTCTCTCCCCGTCCCGCCGCGTTTTCGAGAGCGGTCTTGTACATCTCGATCTGAGTTCCCTGCCGGATCGCACATTCGGTTAGCGCTTCGAGGTACTGCGTCGCCTCCCTCGTCGTGCAGCGGATGTACGCCCGAAGATCGTCCATCCCTCGCGGCAGATGGCCCTTCCGCAGTTCCGAAAGGTCACGCTCGAAATCTTGCTCGTTGTACGCGGGTCTGAATTTCACGGTTTTCATCATCTCACCATTCCCCCGGAACAATCGCGGCAAGGACGCAGACGAACGCCGCGCACACCGCCAGATACCAGATTGCAGTTGCCATGTTGTTATCTCCTTTTGTTTTTTGTCAGAACAGATCGCCGGGTAAGCAGTTCAGCACTTGCGCGATCTGGCCGATCTTGGATGCGGTAGGGTTTTGCTCTCCCGTCTCCCATCTTGCGACGCTCGACTGATTCAGCTTCAGCGCGTCCGCCAGTTCTTTTTGCGTCATTCCAGCCTTTTCACGGAACATCCTGATCTTTTCTCCCACTATTTCACGCTCCTTTGCTCATAAAATATGCTTTTGAGGCATTGACAATCAGCGTTCGGCAAGGTATAATGAAATTGCCAGAAATCATTTGCTTTGCGTTTCGCCTGTCTTTTGGAACTCACGCGCCTATGATAACTCACTCTCGGAGATTTGTCAATGATGAAAACGCATTTTCCGAGAGTTTGTATGATTGCACAAAAACAGGCGTCTCGCATTGTGAAAAACGCACAGAAAGTGAGGTGCTTGTTTTGGAAACCGTGTTTTGGAAAAGGCTGACCGCCCTCTGCGCCGAGCGAAATACCACGCCGACAGGGGTTTGCAAGGCAACAGGGCTGTCTACGGGTTCGCCGCCGGTCTGGAAGCGCGGCAGAATACCGACGCTTGCGGTACGGCAGGCTTTGGGCGCGTATTTCGGAGTATCCGCTGATTACTTCCTTTCCCCCGAAAAAGAAGCCGCCCCGGAGCGTGAACGCTCTGAAGCGGCTGATAAGGTCTATTTCGCCCTGTTCCACGGCGGGGAGGAAATCACGGACGAGCAGTATGAGGAAGTTCTGTCCTTTGTGGACTACGTAAAGGCGAAGAACCGAAAAAAGGAGTGACGGCCTGTGGCGACTGTGTTTTGGGAGCGGTTTTCCCGGCTCTGCGAGAAGAAGAACGTCACGCCCCATCGGGTTATGACGGACACGAAACTGAATACGGCGAATCCTACCCTGTGGGCAAAGACGGATCGGATTCCGAGTATGCGGTCTCTGAACGCCCTTGCGGAGTATTTCGAGGTCTCTGTCGGCTATCTGATCGGAACGGAGTACGATCTGCCCGTGCCGGACGATGCCGCTGCTCTCAGCGACGATCTGCTCACCTTTGCCCTGTTCGGGAGGGATGCGCCCGTTCTGTCCAGGGAGAAGCTGAACGAGATTCGGGAGTATGCCCGTTTCGTCAAGGACAGGGAATGAGAGAAAAAGCAGAAGGGGATATTTCGGATTTATGAGGCGCAAAAATGCCCGCGTTGCGTTACCTGATACGTAGGTATATAACTATTCCAGCTTGGCAGTAAGGGAAACGATGGTGATCTCAACCTACGTATCAGATAACATTACCTACTTTTCCCTAACTTGATACGCTGGAACTTCTTTTACCTACGTGTCTGTTACTCTACGTAGGTATTTTGCACCTCTTTCCCTTAAAAGGTAGTAGGTAATATAATAATATAATATAATAATATACTATACAGCGTAGAATTAAAGGGTTAATATACCAACGTTATACTACGATGATAGGAAACGTAAGTATAAGGGTCTATTACAGGATGGTTATAGTTTTAGGCGAGAATGAAAAAGAAACGACCCGCCGCCCTCGGAGGTAATAAAGGGAGACGGGTCTGGATTTTGGTGATGCGAAGGAAAAAGACGGACGCAGCCTGACGCTGTTATTTTACCAAAACAAGCGAGTTCTTACAAGTATATTCACAATGTTTCCTTGCAAGATACCGCGGCGGCGGAAAAAAGCCGCCCCTGGAGGTTTACAGAGGCGGGGTTCGTTACAATGGCGCACGGAACACCACACTCCGGGCGCGGAACCGCCGCTATTATAGCACGGGCGGACGGAAAAAGCAAGAGGGGGATTGATAATCTTGCCGATTTACAAGATTCCGGGCGAAAAGCGGGACGGATTGCAGAAATACAGGGTCGTGGTGAACTATACGGTTGGCGGGAAGAAGCGGACGAAGGAGAAGCTGGTCTACGGTAAGGGTCAGGCGGAGGCTTCGGAAGCGGCGATCAGGAGGAAGCTGGAGATTGCGCCGCCCGTGGAACGGGAAAAGAAGCGCGGGAAGCTGGCTCCCGGCCTGACGGTCTCCGGGCTGTTGGCGCTCTACGAAGAAGAACGGGGTTCGGAGATAAGGAAAACGTCGCTGGACAAGAAGAAGTCAATTCTGAACACCCACGTGATCCCTGAGCTTGGGGAAGTCCGGTTGGACGATCTGGACGAAGAACGGCTGATTGCGTGGCGGACGAAGCTGGCAGGGACGGACAGGAAAGCGGCGACGAAGAACGCGGCGCGGCGGGAGCTTCGCGCCCTGCTCAACTACGCGGTGGAGCGCCGTCTGATCCCGTCGAACCCGATCCGGGCGGTCAAGGCGTTCCGGGACCCGTACCGGGAGACCGACGCCGTGCGGCTCCGGTATTACACGAAGGACGAGTTCGTGGCCTATAAAAAAGCCGCCCGCGCAGCCGCCGAAAGCGACGGGAGCCTGAGAGCGTGGGGAATCTATATCTTTTTCATGCTGGCCTACTACACAGGCGCGAGAAAAGGGGAGATCAACGCCCTGCGCTGGACGGACGTGGACGGGAAGAACGTGAGGATTACCCGCAGCGTGACGCAAAAGATCAGGGGTGAGGCGTGGGTAGAGACCCCGCCGAAGAACGAAAGCTCCGTTCGCAGGATACAGATGCCGGTCCCGCTGATCGAAGCCCTGAAAGAACACATGGAACGCCAGAAGCGGGGCGAAGGATGGTCGGAATCCTGCTTCATCTGCGGGGGTCTCGCCCCGATCCCGGACACCACCATCGAAAACTACAACCAGAGGTTCGCAAAAGCGGCAGGGGTGAAGCACATAACGATCCATGAGTTCCGGCACAGCCACGCAAGCGTTCTCTGCAACGCAGGGATAAACATCAAAGAGATCGCCCGGAGGCTCGGACACGCGGACGAACAGACGACGATGCGAACCTATGCCCACCTGTATCCGCAGGAGGAGGAACGGGCGGTGGGTATACTGAACGGAATCGAATAAAAAATCACGGAGCGCCGGGCCCAACCCGACGCTCCGCTTTTCGCTGGAGGACATTTACCATGCAGAAAGGAGAACAACTATGAACTCGCACCCGGCTCAGAACGCGGGAAAGGTCAAAGCCGCGTCCCTCGCATTGTGGCGGCAGACGGAGAGGCCCCCGCCAGAAGCCGCCGTATGTAACCCGTGGGAACCGCTGCGGCGAAAGACCACGGATTGGCAAGGCGTGAGGTGAAGCGCCAAGCCATAGTTCTTTGAAGCACAGGAAGGAAAGGCCCGCTGATAAGGCCGATCCCGTCTGTTTATACGGCGGCGCGGAATGGACAATGGGCATCCATCATGGGTGGCGGCGTTTCCCAGGGCCATCAACGGCGTAACGCCGGACAACCGGGGAAACGCTCCTTGCTCCGGCAGTACCGTACCGGCTCCACCGCGCCCCGCAAGAAAAGAATACCACAACAAAAACGCTTTGTCAAGACAGTTTCGCTTATTTTCTTCAGCGGATGATGATTTCGGTAATTCAAACCCCGACCTGCCGCAAAAATCTGCCCCTACCACGCCTATGCCCCATCCGACCGACACTATACCTCTGCCATACCGCCATCAGCAACCCGTATCCCAAACGCCCACGATCCGTCACCAGATCACCCATCCCCGCTTCAAAACAATGCCCCAACACAAGCGCCATTCTGCTTCCATGCAGAAAAAGTATGGGAAAAGTATGGGAGAACAAAGAAAACGCCCCGGAAATCAGGCTATTTGCCCGCTTCCGAAGCGTTGGTGGAGACTGCTGGTATTCCCCAATCTGCGCCTTTCCCATTTTTGCCGTCCGTATCCTCCCAAATCCGTACCAAAAACCACCGCCCCAGGCGCTTTCCGCCACCATCAGCCTTTCCCGTTCATCAGACACACAGGAAAGTATGGGACGATGTATGGGAGAGCATCTGCGGGTTGACGAAACGCTTTAGCATCTCGCAGGAGGGCATTTGCGTCCCCGTGGTGAAACGAACAGGGTTCGGAAGGGTTTGTTATGGGGTAGAAGTGAAAAGTCCGCCAGATGTCAAGGAAACGGGGTCAGAGCGTATCAGAGCAAAAAGGCGCTTATATGGGCAAGCGATAATTGAGCAAGCGGGTGATCCCGCGGCGGAAGGTCAGAAGATGGTTCGGAGAGTGGACGGAAATGGGATGGATTGACTATGGGATAGATGGAATGGGTCGGGGGAAGTGCTACCGGGGTACGGTACGAAAAAATCCGGCGTTCCAACTGTAAACGGGGGGGGCCGGTCTGATTGTCTGCTATCAATCGTTAACGGACATTCAGACGGTCTCCGGGCCGCTGTCGGTCTGCTGGTGAGGTCTCCGGGTTTGGTCTCCGGGTGAGGCGGTCCGGGGCCCGTGCTTTCTTCCTCTACTTTATCCTACGCGGTAGCTCTTCCCATTCATCCCCTTCCGCTATTATCTATCGCTATTATATCGCTATTATCTATTCACTATTCCCTTGATTCTGCCTATATACTGCTCTATCCTGTCTATCTATCTATGCTTTATCCATTCTTTTCGTTTCTTTCTATTCCTGATAGTCCTATCTCTATCTTTGTTCTATTGCTATTGACTGATAGTATATTATATATACTCTACGTTGCATTCTCGCGCGTCGTCCGTTAAGCGGGCGCCGCGTCTTTCGCGCGCGCGTATAGGGTCTGCGGCTGGCGTTGCAGTCTCGCGGTCTGTCGCCGGGTCTCCGGGGCTGGTGCTGGGCGCGGTCTCCTGGTCTCCGGCTGGCTGGTCTTCAGGCGGTCAGAGGGCGGTCTGCTGCTGGCCCTATCCTGGGCGGGCTTGGCTCGGTATGCCGGATCGCCGGGGCAGATCGCCGGAAGGATCGCACAAAAAAACCGTTGCGGGCCTGTGCTGGGCGCTCTGATCCGGGGCGGGCGCAAAAAAAGGACCGGCGGCGCGTTTCGGCGTCGTCGGTCCCGTTGTCCTTTTCTGTTTTCGTTTCCTCCTTCCGTTATGTTTTCACGCTTTCGCGGCGGCTTTTATGTTTTTCGTGGTATATGCTGCGTAAAATGTAGTTTTTGTTGCCCTGTTCAGATAAACCAGAAACAGCGGTTTTTTGTTCTCATCTGTTACGGTGCAGACGGTTCCCGGCGTTTTCAACATCGCCAGACGCGCGGCGGCTCTGTATGCCTCAGATTTATAAGGGCCTCTTATTTCTGCGGCTTGTCCGGGCCGCTCAATTTTCAGATATTCCATTGTTCTTGTCCTCCTTCCGTTTACTTTCCGCCGGCGATAGACGCCAGGCAGATCAAGCCGATAATAAGCAATGCAATCATTCCGGGCGCTCCTCCTTGCGGGCGTCGGCTCGGCGCTGCCGGTCTATTTCGCGGTCAAGCTCTTTGGTGCGCTTTTTAAGGTCAATCGCCTGTTCTCCTTCCCGGATCAGGTATCGGGCCATGTCTCGCAAAATCCACGCTTCCGTCGTCGGGATTTTATACTGTTCTCTGAGCTGCGGGAGCTTTTCTTCTTTGAAAGCGCGGAGCGCGTCAATGTCCGTTTCTTTGATCGTCATTCGGCTGATCTTCGCGGCGGTCCGGGTCAGCTCTTGCATTTTCTCTACGAACATTTGCATTTTTCTTTTATCCTCCTTTCAAGCGGTTTTCGCTTTGCGGTTGATGTCCAGTCTTACGGGAGAAACGGCTGCAACTGGGTCCAGGGTCTCAGGGTCCGCCAGGATGATAATATCAAAGGGTCCACCGACGAAAACACGCGCGGCGGGGTAGATGGTCAGCAGGTCCAGCATATAACGCGCGTTTACTCCGATTTCCTGGTCTCCGTCCTGGATCGCGTAGGCGTATTTTTTCCCGTCCTCCGTTTTTCGGTATTCCTTCAAGGCGGCGACGGTGACGGCCTGGGCGGGGGCGTGATATTCGCGGCTGCTCCAGCGGCTATATTTCCCGGCGCCGTCAATCGCCTTTTGCATAAAGGCGACGGGGTCCGATTGATTGACGCGCTCCACGCGCGGCAGGTCCGGCAGGGGGTCCGGGGCGGTGATGATCGAATAGGGGCTGAAATAGCTCCAGACGGGGCCTGCGGCGGTCTGCGTCATATACTGCCCATTGTATAGGGGCTTGTAGTCCGGGGCGGTCTGGTTGAAGTGTCGCCGGATCGCGGCGGCGGCTGCTTTTGTCGTTGCGGGCTTCATGTTCTTTTATCCTCCTTAGCAGAGCGCATTTTCTCGGGCTTCCCGTAGCTGTCCATATCTCCGGGCGATCCGTTCGCATTCCGCTTCGATCTCTGCAAGTTCGCCCATATATAAGCCGGGGGTTGACATGATCTCCTGGGCGCGTTTCAGCGCGTTTTCTGCTGCGTGTTTCCGCTCGCGGTAGTTTCTGCCGGGAATGAAGCACGGAATTGAAAAAATCGTGGTATTTCCGTAGGGGCTGAACATTGAGGCGTGGAGCGCGTCCCATGTCTCAAAGCGGGAAACGGTCTCCGGGTTTTTGTTCGTGATTGCGTAAATCATTTTTCCTCCTTCCGCTATGCGCCGATTGCAAGCATGATGATGATAACGATAACTAAAATGATACAGTCCATTGTTTCCTCCATCACTTTCCATAGCCGTACTTTTTATGCGCTGCAATAAAGGCTTGATATGCTCGGTCCAGTCCTTCCATAATTCCAAAATGAGCTTGGTCGCGGTCGTCGTCCGGGATGTCGGGATTCAAGGCTTTATAACCGTAGTACAGCTTCCTTTCGCGTTCCTTCTCTGCAAGGATCATATTTCCGATTTCGTCAAGAATGAATGAAAGTTTAGTGTAACCGTCCATTGTCTTTCTGTCCTCCTTCAAACTGTAAAAGTAAAATCTCCCTGGGGGCCGGTCATAATCTGCGCGGCGTTCCCTGCGGCGTCAAGTACCACGACGGCGGCCCCATCTTGATATGTGCTATAAACCAGGTATCCGGGGCGGCTGTACTCGCGGCGCTCTGCGTTGATGATCTGCCGGTATCGCGGCATATATCCGGCGCTCCGCTGCTCCTGGGCATTCCGGGCCAGGTCCTCGGCGCTGTATGCCTGCGCGGGCTTCCCCTGCGGGTGGATCACATAAAGCATTGTTTTCCGTCCTCCTCTCATGCGGTCCGGTATTCGTATTCCGTCCATGTGTGGCTTCCGTCGATCATTTCGAGGGCCGTTTCCTCCGGCTTGACGCCTTCCCATTCACAAAGCAGCCGTTTATAATCCTCGTCTCTCCAGGCTTGGCAATCTGCGATAATATAACCGCCCATGCGCTCGATCTCGTTTCCGTCGTCGTCCAGGGCGATATACATAAATTCCCGCCCGGCTCCTAACCAGATTTCCCCGTAGGCTTTCGGCTCCTCGTGGAAGTCCTCGCAATAGACAACTTGGCAATAGTCGCCTTGATTGTAGCCTCTCGCGCTTACCACGTCCCACGGGCGGCCCGTCTTGAATGTCAAATAGGCCGCGATTGTTTCCGGGTCTGCTCCTTTTTCATCATATTCTGCGGTGATTTCCTTTAGCTTGTGGCAGGCCGTCGGGCTGTAGTCAAATCCATGGTATTCCATGGCCCGCTTGAATGTCGGGAACATATCGCCGGGGACCATAGAAAAACTATCGGATACGTCGTACAGCTCCTCCGCGATTTTGTTGTATTCGTCGATCTGGAAACCGCTTCCACGGCCCCAGCGGTCAAAGGTGACGATAAACAGATTATAGCAGAAATCGCCGCCCGCTTCCTTGATCCCGTCGTCGTCGAAGTAAAAGGAAAAATCCGTTGCTTCCGGGCTTACTTCCCGGAAAATATGCTTGATGTTTTCCATTGTGTAGCCTCTTTCCGGCCCTGTGGCGGGCCTGTATTGATTTTTAGGGCTTGGCCCTTATTGGGGCGCCGGCGCTCTGTCCGGCGCTCTGTAAAGGTCAATCCGGGGCCGCTGGGCCTTGCGGGCTTGCCGGGGCTGTTGCCTCGGCTCCGGCGGCGGCTGCTGGTGTTATGCGGTGATGGGCTTGAAAAATCCGCTTCTGTATTCGTCATTGACGAAAACGGCCCAGGCGCTTCCGGTCCTGTTTTCGCGTAGTTGGGGCTTCCGGTTTACCGTGTTCCCGGTCACGTTGTCTCGGATGGTTACGGTTTTCTCGGTGCGCTTGATGATCTCGTGTTCGTGGTCCTCGTATCTCTGCGTTTCCCTGTTCCAGATCGGCAGCGTTTTTTTCTCTCCGACGGTGAACGGGTGAACGGGCGCGGGCTTCTCTGCTCCTTCGGTGCTGATGATTTCCAGAATTTCGGCGTAGCTTTCCATGCCCTGCCATCCGGCGTTGGGGCCGTCGTTCTCCTTGTATCGAAAATTCTTGGGGCCGCAGTTGATGACGGTTACTTCTCGCTTCCAGCGTTTCAGGCGGAGAACGTAACCGGGCTTGATGTTCTCGCGGCTGTACTGAATGCCGCCCAGGTCCTCCAGGCGTTCGGCGTAATAGGAATATTTGGAAATCGCGTTTTCCATGATTTCCTCGGCGTTCTCGATCCAGCCCGCGACGGTCTCGGCGGTGATTTCTTCATCGCTCCAGGGCCGCTTCTGCGGGCCGTTCTGCTCGATGATTTCCAGTTGCTTCTTGTAGTGTTCCAGGTTCTTCTTCTGCGCTCTGATAGTCTTTTCTGCGTCGTCCATGCGGCGCTGACAAAATCCCTTGTCTTTCGGCTTCGTCCCGGCTGCGGTCTCTCTCGCGGTCTGCGCGGCGTCTCGGTAGTATTCGGATTTTCTGAATTCCTCAAAGCCTCTTTCCCAGGCGGCAAACATACGATCCCGGCGGCGTCCGAACGCGCGGCCCGCGCTGGTATTTACGATGGGCTGCGTAAAAAATGCGATGTCTCCGTGCATATCTTCAATAGGCTTTTGCAGGGCCTTCCCGGCTGCCTCCGCTCGATCTGCGCGGGCTTCGTATCTTTCCGCTCTTGCCTCGGCCCGCTCTGCTTTTGCTTCCATCTGCTCGGCAAAGCTCAGCGCCTCGCCGGTTTTTCCCCTGTTCTCGGCTCCGATGCTCTGCGCGGTTTTTTCGGCGTAGTAGGTATTGGGCCATTTGGCGCGGCTTACCCAGCCGCCAGCGGTGCGGGAGAAAAGGAAATTGCTCTTGATTTCGCGCTTCTTCTCGTCGGGCAGGGCCAGGTATTCGGCCTTGTCGAAAATCAGCTCCAGCTTTTGAGTCTCGCGGTTGATTTGATAATACATAGTTTCTTTAACCTCCATAATCGCCCTGGCAGGGGCTTTTTTATTGCGCGGCCCCTGTTTCCGGGGCCGCTTGTTTTCGTTCGTTGTGGGCCGTCCTGCGTCCTGTGGGCTGGTTTAGAGCAGCGGGATAATTGTTTCCGTGATGATAAATCCTTCCGCTTTCATCTGCTCAAGATGTCGGGCCAGCTCCTCCGGGCCGATGTCGTACCGTTGTACCATCCAGCCCAAGGCGGGGCCGTATGTGTCGATGTTTGCGCGGCGTCCGTCTCCCCTTACCACAAAGCGGGCCGGGTCGTGGTTTTTGGTTTCCGGCGTTCCGGGCCTTATGTCGATGATTTTAATTGAGCTTCCGTTCATGCTTCGTTTCCCCTTTCCGGGCCGGGGCCGGTTTCCCGGTCCCGGCGTTTTCTGTTTTCACGTTCTGTTGATTTTCTCCACGGCTCGGAGGCTGCATTCGTAAAGCGCCTTTTCCCTGTTCTGGTGCTTCCTGTGGGCCACTACTGCGGAAATGAATTTTTCGCTTCCGGTCTGCTCGGCGTTCTCGACGATCTCGGCGGCTGCTTTGTCGATTGCTTCCCGTTCTGCGTCGATCTGCTGGACAAGTGCGGCGTACATGATCCGCAGGTCCTCTTTGTCGATCCGCTTTTCCGCTTCCCGTTCTGCGTTGGCCTTCATGGCTTCCATAGCCTCGCGGGCTTCCTTGGCTTCCCGTTTGGCGTCGTTGTATTTCTTTTCCAGATCGTCGGCGCGGTCTTTCTGGCTGTTCGCAAAGTCAAAGTCGATATTCTCGCGGGCGTCCTGGACGCAGCCCTGGAAGGCTCTACAAACATAGCTTGTTTCAGGATTGTTTCCCAGGCTGGCAAGGATTTTTTCAATCTTTGCAAGGGCTTGTTTTTCCTGATCCTTAGTCGGCATTTTTCATTCTCCTTTTCTCCGGCGCTGCGGGGCCGGTCCGGTTTGGTTTGCTGTTTTTCTATCTGTCTGTATTTTACCATATAGGGCATATATAGTCAAGAAAAATTGTACTGTCATTTTCACTAAAATATATAGGCTCTATTTGTGCAGACTTGCTATAATTGAGCTATTCTAAAAATGAAAAGAGCATAACCATACAATTTCACTGTATATTAAGCGTATTTTATGTGCTTTTATTATCGTTTATCGTTATGTATTCCGATTATAAGCCCGTTTTTATGCAGCTTTTCGATTTTATGCGGCTTGCTATCAAAAATCGTCTGTATTGAGTTTTCCGCTTTAGGGGTATGTAGTTATATAGGGCCGGGCTTGCGTTCGTCCTGGGGCGTTCTCGCGCCTCTCAGGGGCATTTGTTGACAATGTACAGTTTCAAGGGCTGTTTTTTGTGCGTTTTGTCGCCTGGGCCGGTCCGGGGCCGATCTCGGCAGGGCTTCCGGGCGGCAGGGCCTCCGGCGTGGAGCTGGGGCCGATCTCCGGCGACGGGGCCACGGGGCGACGGTGGGCCGCTGGTGATCTCGGAGCGCGGGCGACGGTGGGAGCCGGTCCCGGTGGAGCTGTCCAGCGCGGGCCGCTGGTGCTGTCCGTCTGTCCGGGCTGGTGGGCCGCTCTGATCTCAGGCAGGGCCACGGGGCCGGGGCTGGTGCTTCCTTGGCTGGTGCTTCTTCCCGGCGTCCGGGGCGGCTGGTGCTGATCTCCGGCAGGGCGTCCGGCGTGGACCCTGGGCGGCGGGAGCCGGGGCCGCTTTTGGCAAGCTGGGCCACAGGGCGACGGGAGCCGGGGCCGATCTCTATATATAATAGGTATGTCGCCGGGGCTGGTTTTCGGCGTCCTGGGCCGCTCCGCTGGGCCTGGGCGGAGCTTTTGCGGCTGGTGGTGGTTAGTTTTTCCGGGCATGGCGTCCGGTCCTCCTGGGGCCTCCTGGGGCCGCTGGGCGTGGTGGGAGTTTCCACGGGGCCGGGCTGATCTCCACGGGGCCGGGCCGGTGGTTTCTTCCTGTCCAGCGCGGGCGAGGCTGATCCGGGGCGAAGGTGGGCCGCTTGGCGTCCTTCCGGGCGTCCTTGGCTGATCTCGGAGCCGGGGCCGGTCCGGGCGGCTGGTGGGAGCGCGGCGGAGCTTGGCATGGCCGGCAGCGCGGGCCGCTCCTGGGCTGGCCTGGGGGCGTCCGGGGGCGGCCGGGGGCGTCCGGTCCGGCGATCCGGGGCCGGGGGCGGCGCGTCCGGGCGGGTCCGCTGGGGGCCGGGTTTGCCGGGGGTCGCGGGGCGCACTTTACTCCCCTGGCGAATTTTCCGGGGCCTATACTTATACTCCCCTGCCGATTTTCCGGGCGGCTACTTTTACATTTTTCAATTTTTTCCGGGTATATACTCCCCGCGCACATTTCCGTATTTTCTTGCATTTTCGCAATATTTCTCCGTTTTTCGCGTTTTTTCTGCGTTATTCTCAAAAATAATATCTGATTTCGTGTTATTCCGTTTTGCGTTGCGTTGGCGCGGGATGGCGGGCGCGGGCGCGGCTGGAACTATCCGGGATCGCCGGATAGTTGGCAATATCATCAAAGCGGCGGCAAATGATAACGATGCGGCGCTGGCTGATGCAGATGGGCAGCGACGGAGCCGGACGAAGCGGACCGGGCGCGGGCCACGGAAGCGGAAGCGGAAGCGGCACCGGAATTGGAAAATGAAGCGGAAATGGAAATCGGATTTGGAAACTGAATAAGGAATAGGAAATAGGAATATATCGCTTCCCGCACGACAAAACGAAAACGCAAATAGGTTTCAGATCGCTCCATGCACGAAGAAACGAACTTTCACACGGGTTTGAAAAACGCTCTGAATTTACGCACGAAATACGCACGAAAAAACGAAAACGCATCCGCTATGCACGAAAAAACGAAAACGCAGCGAGGTTTACCAAATCGCACAAAATATATAGGGCATATTTGGTTGTTATGCCATATTGACTTTTTACATATAGGTGCTATAATAAGGGTGCAATCAAGAGAAACACCCCAAACAAAATCTAAGGAGAACAAAAAATGAATTGCTATTGGACGCTTGAAAGCTGGGGAGGCACCTATCCCCCTGAAAACGCAGACGAGATTATCGAACGCGCAAACGATCTGATCGCCGCCTATGCGGAAACGCATGACGAGGAGGAGACCGCAAACTACTCCGAGCGGTTGTGGGATCGCTACTGCTCCACCGGGCGCATCGACTAAGGAGGAACCACAATGGCAGATAAAGAAAAAACCTACTACACCGACGCTATCAAGCGTGCGAATCTCAAATACCAGCGCGAAAAGCTGAAGCGCGTTGGTATTTGGGTCCCGAAGGGGACGGACGAGGACTGGAAGCGCCACGCCGAGCTGATGGGCGATGATAGTTTGTCCGCGTTCGTCAAGCGGGCAGTTGCCGAGACGATGGCCCGCGACAGGCAGAGGATCAAGGACGCGCTGAAAAATGCGCCGAAGGACGAGGAGGAATAATCCAATTCCGCACGAAAAAACGCCCCACGCCACGGGGCCACAAGCAGGAGGCTAATATGAAAAATCAAGAGATTTCCGTCAACGCAACGACCATCGAAACGATGATCTGGAATATTCAGCGCGAAATCACGACGCGGTGGGGAGTGACTGCCGGATACCGTGAGATTTCCCCGCTTTCCCGCTATATCAACACGGGCCGCGCATCTCTGGATTTCCTTCAGCGACTGAACCGCGCAAAACCCTTTATGGTCGCCCGCAAGCTCCACCAGGGTGGCAGCGACGATGAAATCATCAAGCGCGTCCAGAAGTACCTCGGCTACGTGCCGAGCTATTGAACCGAGGCACAAACCGCACCCCACACGAAAAAACGCCGCCCGCGCCACCGGGCAGAAGGAGGATTAAAAAATGGAAACCGTTCTGATCTCCGGCACGTCTGCCCTGTCCCCTGTCCCCGTTTCGGTTCTTCCGCTCATGCAGCGCTGGACCGCATGGCTGGACGCGAAGGATCGCACCGCTCAGACCTACACCGCGAACATCCGGCGCTTTGCCGAATATCTCACGCAGCACGACGAATCGCGGCCCACGCGGGAAACCGTGATCGCCTGGGTCAAATCTCTGGACGCCGAGGGCAAGAGTGCCGCCACGATCCACGGCTATCTCACCGCTGTCAAGCTGTTCTTCCGCTGGGCAGAGCAGGAGGGGCTTTACCCTAACGTTGCCGACCGCGTTAAGGGGAAGAAACAGGATGCAGACCACAAAAAAGATTACCTGACCGTGGAGCAGGCGAAAAACCTGATTGCCTCCGTAGACCGCTCCACACTGAAGGGCAAGCGGGACTATGCAATTTTGCTCCTGATGATAACCACCGGCCTCCGCACCGTATCCGTCGTCTCCGCTGACGTTGGAGACGTGGAGCGCAGAGCGACGGGCGCGGTCCTGTACTATCTCTGCAAGGGCCACGACGAAAAAGCCGTATACGTCAAGCTCGCGCCTCCTGTGCTGTCCGCGCTGGACGATTATCTGTCCGCGAGAGGTGAAATCAAAAAATCTGATCCCCTGTTCGCAAGCGACGCAAACCGAAACGCCGGGAGCCGCATGACGACCCGGAGCGTTTCCAGGATCGCAAAGGAAAGCATGGTTGGCGTGGGTCTGGATTCCGCCCGTCTCACCGCGCACAGTCTCCGCCACACCGCTGCCACGCTGAATCTTCTCGGCGGCGGAACTACGGAAGAAACGCGCCAGCTTTTGAACCATCGGAGCATCGACACGACGATGATCTACGTTCACGCGCTGGAACGCGAGAAGAATCAATCCGAAAACCGGATCGCTGCCGCCCTGTTCGGCTGATCCGGGCGCAGAAAAGGAAAAGCGGCAGGCGAGAAGTCGCTTGCCGCACAAAAAATCAAAAATTCCCCTACTTTACGAAAATCACTACTCCACACCACGGAGCAATCAGGAGGTTACAAAATGGGACACACAATCGCAAAATACGAACGCCTGACCGAAGCGCTGAGACGCGCCCGCGCCGCCGCCCTGCTTGCCGCAGAGGAAAACCCGGAGGACGGAGGAACCTGCAACTTTGACGCCCCGGCCCTGGCGCTTCCCCGCTGGAATGAAAAGAGGGTGAAGGAAGCGGCGGAAAAGGCCGGGGTCGGATGCTTCAAATGGAATTTCTACGGGGCCGTCCGCTATGTTTTTCCGATGCGGGCAGGCGGTCAGGCCAATTCGCGCACCCGTGCCGCCGAAGCCGCAAAGGATGTTCTCGAAGCGGACGGATGGAAAACCCTGATGTACTACCAGATGGATTAAGGATCGAAAGAATGAACCATCGCATACCGAACGAAAAAACGGAAACCGGTCTGCTGTTCGGCAGGCCGGTTTTCAGTTTGTGCAAAAATCGCACGATCTCGCCCCGCGCTGAAAAGCGGGAAACGGGATCGCGTTTCGCCCGTCCGTTTCTTCGGATAGCCGTAGGAGGCGTTTCCGTCCGTTTTAAGCAACGAAAATTTCTGGAGCATAAATTCCCGTCCGCATTACCGAAACAAGCGTTGGCGCAACGGGAACAAGCGAGGGAGCGGTCAGAGGGAAATATCTCTTTCCGCACGGGAAAACGAAAAAATCGCAAACTGCACGGGAAACGAAAACGGAGCGCACTTCTGCGCCCCGTTTGGAGTAAAAATCAGTAGTTGGAATTGTGGGCGGAAAGCTGGCGGGACAGCATGGCGAGATCGTACACAGACATTCCCTTCGCCTGTGCTTCCGTCAGGGAAACGCCGCCGAGGTTGTAAGTGTTCCCGTAGTTGTTCGTTCCGAAAACGTTGCTGACCGCAGAACCGCTGAGTGCCGGGAAGTCCCATCCGCGAGAACCGAAGTTTCCGTCCAGAGCGGAGGTAAAACGGCTGTTTACTTTCGTTGCCCGCCACAGGGAATACTGCAAAGCCCAGCTTTCCGGGGTCATTCCGGCTTCGGCAATCGCCTTTTCCAGCGCTTCCCTTGCGTTTTCCACATTCTGCTGGTTCGCGCCGTACTCCCATTGCCCGGTCTCTGCGTTGTAATACCGCACGGAACGGTCATTCATGGCGTTGTTGAGCGCGATCTGCGCTTCGTAGGCGGCGCGGATCGCCTCTGCGGTAGCTTCGGTTGCCGCCTGCGTTGCCTCCGCCGCTTCCTTGATTTCGTTCTGATACGACCACCATTCGCGGGAAAGATCGTTAATTGTGATCTGGTCTCCGTTAATGGAGCGCAGATAGGCCGCTTCATCGTGCAGAGCGTTTTGAATCTCCCGCATTTTGGCAAGTTGCTTTTCTTCGCTGTCGCCCCGTTCCTTCATCAGCGCCAGTTCGGATTTCAGCAGAGAAATCTTGTCACGGATCGCAGTCAGTTTCACGTCCTCCGTGCTGGCGGACGAGGAACTGCCGCTCGATTTCCCGGACGATCCGCCGCTTGTCCTGCCGGACGATCCGCCGCTCGATTTCCCGGACGATCCGCCGCTTGTCCTGCCGGACGATCCGCCGCTCGATTTCCCGGACGAGGACGAAGAACCTGCTTTGTAGGAGCTGGTGTATTTCGTAACGGAAGTCCGGGCCACGGAAAGATTGCTGATTTCATTTTCCAGCGCGTTGATCTGCCGCATGATCTCGGCCGCACGTTCCGCACCGCTGACCCTTGTATAGTTGCGGTACAGGTGCATATCAATGCCAGGAACTTCGCCGTTTGCGTAGGCCGCTTCCATTGCGAGGATTGAGCCTGCCGCCCGGAGCGCCGCGTCGGAGATGGACGCAAGCTCCGCCCGGAGCGCGGCATAATTCGCGTTTGCAGCCTCGTTTCTCGCGTCAAGCTCGGCCTGTGCCAAATCAGCCAGATAGGACGAGGCTGTAAACGCCGCCGCCGCGTTCGCGGTCAGTTCTCCGTTTTCATCCACCAGAGCGTTGATAAAACGGTGTACCGCCGCCGCCGCGTCCTGCTTTGCCGCCGTCGCCCATTCCGTAGCCGTAGCAGTATCGTCAAGGGCTTTCTGGTTTTTGCGGAGCGCGTCGCTTTCCTTTTCCGTTGCGTCGGTCGCCTTGATGAGCGTTTCGTCGAAGTTGAAGTATTCGTGGGCAAGCTCGATCAGCCGTTCTCGGACCTCATCGGAAATATCGCCCATCCCCTCGAACCCGGAGATCAGCCCATCCAGTTCCTCTTGGCTTTTCACGCTGGTATCGGTGATGGTGCGCTGAAAAATCTCCATCGCCTGCGCGTCGAACGCCGCGTCCCTGCGCTTTTCCAATTCGGTATACTTGTCGGACGTTTCTGCGAGATATGCGCTCAGTTCTTTGTAGAACCCGTTTTCGTATACCGACGCGTCGTCGGTCTCTGCTGCATAATCGCGCATCAGATTGACGATGTTTTCCACTTCTGCGCGGTATGCGGATGCGGCCTCTACGTCAAACTGCTTCCGTTCTGCAACGGTGGTTTCAAATTCGCCGCCCTGATAGTAGCTTCCGCCTCTTACGGTCCGCTTCTCATAGTACGCATCGTTCGCGTAAAGATTTCGGATTGCTTCTGCGATAGCAGACGTGTAATTCGGGACTTGGAACAGAGTGAGGTTTCTTGCATCCAGGTGACTGTTTTCGTTTGCGGCATTAGCATATTCCTTCCCCGCCGTATACAGGGCTTCTTCCGCTTTGCTGGATGCGATTTTCAACTGCTCGGCGGAAAGCTCACGCAGTTTTTTGATCGCTTCGTCCGCGCTCTCCGGGATGTCGGTTTTCAGCGTATCAGCGAGGGTCTTTTCCGCTTCCGCGAGAAGCTGTGCGCTCCCCTTCGCGTCCTCCATCTTCACGGAAAGATCGAGAACGGATTTTGCGCTTGCCTGCGCCGTGTCAGCCGCTTCGTACTGCGCTTGTACCGCTTCTTCGTGTTTCCGCTTCGCGTCCTCCACGATGTAGGAATACACGCTCCACGCGGTTCCGAGGACGGTCAGAGCGCCTGCGGCGATGTTCAGTCCCTTTGCAGACGCGCCCATGTTGACCAGCAGTTTGGAAATGCCCGTAATCTCTTTGGACGTGTCCTTCAGGTCTTTTGCGAGATTGTGCAGAGAAAGCGCCGCGACGAACGGGACGATCCGCGCCAGCGTTTCCGGCAGGGTTCCCAACCGCTGGATGATGTGCGTCAGACCGTCGATTAGGCTTTTGAACAGATCGCTGTCCAGACCGGATTTTACAAACTCCGTGAAGGTGTTTTTCAGGACGTTCGCCTTGCGGGTCCAGGAATCCATCGCGTTGGAAATTTCCTTATCCGCAGACCCCGCCGCGTTCGCCGTGTCCTCCAACATGGAGTTGTACATATCCCAGTTCTGGATCAGGGCGAGAAGCTGGGAAGTGCGGAGCTTGCCGCCGATGTCGGAGACCATCTCCATCAGCTTCTGCTCCGTCAGCAGACCCTTTTCAAAACTCTCAGCCAGACCGCCGATCGCTTTCATCGGGTCGATGATGGAACCCATTGCCTCCGCTTCCTTATACGCTTCCGGGGCGAACTGCTTGATAACGTCCTTCAGACCGGCGATCTCGCCGGTAGTCCACGTGACCCCTTCCTCAATCTCGGTTTTGGTGTCGCCCACAATATTGAGCATGATTGCGCGGAGCGCACGTGCTGCTTCGGTTCCTGACCGCTGCGTAACCGCCGTGATCGTGCCGATTGCCGCTTCCAGTTCGTAGACCCCTACGTGCATCTGCGCGGCGACGGGGGCGACGATGCCCATGCCCTCGGCAATCTTCTCAATGCTCGTTGCATATTTGTTGTCCAGCTCGTTTGCCGCGTCAAGGACCTTGCTCAATTCGGAAACGGAACCCTTGAACTTGTATGCTGCGTCAACGGACAGCAGAAATTGGTTTGCGATCTCAGCCGTGGTGTCGCCAACGATGATCGTTTTCTGCGCCAGTTCAGCGAGATCGCCGGACAGCTCCTTGTAACCGGCCCTTGCGAACGCCGCAACGCCGGAAACATAGTCGCTTGCGTTCGCGCCGTACTTGGTGGCGACGGAATATGCGTTTGCCTCTACCTGCTCCATCTGCGCCGTGCTGAACCCAGTGACCTTGCGGACGGTAACAAGCTCATCATCCACCCGCTTCAGCGTATCCAGCGCCTCGCTGAATCCGTTGGTGATCGCCCGGATCGTTCCGTAAACCGCCCGGTACGCCGTCATGCGGAGGAAGAACGAACTAACGGAGCGGCCCAGGATGTCGTAGAGAAGCCCCTGCTTTTTGACGGAGTTATTATGTTCTTCCGCCGCCTTTGTCGCGTCCTTGAACCGCTCCGTGATCTTGGTTTTCGTCCGTTCCAGAGCGCCGGTTTCCTCGTTCAGCTTTTCGGTCTCCTGTGTGACCTCATGCAGACCCGTTTTGAAATCCCGCGTCCGCTTCACAAGATCGCCGTCCGCGTTGTACTCCCGGACGAGCTTTGTCATGTTTGAAGCGGCCTTTTCGGTTTCCTTTGTCAGTTCCCTTGCCGCAGTTGTGGCCTCGGTTGCCTTGATCTTGATTTCAGTTTTGTTCAGCCGGTCAATATCCGCCTGAAGTTTGTCCACCTGCTCCCGGAGTACCTTGACTTGGAGTTTTACTTCTGCCATCTATTCACCCTCTTTTGAAAACGCCCGCCGCCCGGAGCATAGCAAACCGAGCGGCGGGTCATATCGGCGTTTCCCGCCGTGCCGTACTGCGAAAAAAGATTCCTCATCCCAAGTCCAGCGGAAGTGTGTCTATAGCCTCCATCAGTTTGTCCGCGTCTCCGTTCCCGCCGAGGCCCTTGTGGTAAACGTCGTGCCATTGACGCAGACTGCGCTTTTCTTCTATGGTAGCTTTCCCCTCGGAAAGCATTTCTTTTCCGCGTTCCTGAATGATATAGAGCATCAGATACCGGAGCGCCTGCCGCTCCGCGCTGTTCTGGTCCTTTTTCTTGTCCCTGCGCTGGATTAAAAACTGCGTAAACGTCAGCACCGCCGCCACCGTTGCGCCGGATGCCAGACCAACTGCCCATTCCATGTTGCACACTTCCCTTCCGTCATTCGTTCGTGTAAACCGTTATGCTTGGAAAATCGTTCACGCTCACAGCCTGTATCGTCATAGGCTCCGTGCCGGAAAGCGGGAGCGTAAAACCCTGTACCAGATGCCGTTCCAGCGGGGAACCGGCCTTGTCCGTCCGCACGATCTCCACAAGGGTATTCTCCGCCAGATGCGGGAGGCGGACTGCGGAAATGCTCACGGTCTTTCGGAGCGCAGCCGACCGTTTGACCTTCCATTCCGCGAAGTCGGCGCACATCCGGGCCGTTGCGAAATTCGGCTGCGGGTCCCGGATCGTCTTTCGCCCGATCAGATTCACGTTGACCGGGCTTGTGGGGTCGAGGTTCACCGCCCGCGCCGCAGGCTGAACGTAGTCCTTCGTCATGTACCCCGTCACGATGTAATCGTTGCAGACATCTGTGATTCCGCTTTCATACTGCAAATTGCCGAGAAGCTGCGCTTCGTCCACGGAGAATCGCCACGAAACCGGCTTGTCGGAATCCAAAAGATCGTCCTGTGACGGGTCGATGCGGAGCCTGCCCGTCGGATCGTAGCCGACCCACGCGGAAAGCATACCGCAGAGCGCGAGAATCACGGTAGCCGCCGTGTCGCTGTCCCCGTCCGCGTAATAATCGTATGGGGTGTCCGTCAGATTCGCGGTCCCGCCGCCCGGAAGCGCCTGCGTTTTGCCGTTGTAATACTCCGTAAAGACCGGGGCAACGTTGTCCAGCGGTTCGCCGTTTCCGCGATCCGTTTGGAGCAGGGCGGCGATGGGGGAAAAGATATTGGTTCCGGCAAGCACGGCGTAGCTGGTTTCCAGAGCGCCATTCAGCGTACCGTCCAGCCCAGCCCATTTGTCCGTCAGAGAATAGTGGACGGTGTTTCCGTTGTGTACCACGGCCTCCGTTGCTTTCGGGATGCGGAACACCCCCTGCGGGAAATAAATTTCGTCCCCACCCGGAACGGAAATCCCAACGTCGATTGCAATCTCCGTTCCGAACCAGACCCGGTTGATTTTGTAATCGTATTCCCCGTCCGCGTTCGCAACGGTGATCTCCGCCGTCCGCCGCGTTCCGTTTTGCAGGTTCACGGAGATTGCCCCGGATCGGATGAACGCGCCGCTCCTGCGGTTGTACGGGTCGTTGTCCAGAGAGAACGCGGTTGTCCCGTCCGGGTTCAGAAACCGAAGTCTGGACAGCCCGACGTAGTTTCCGCTCAGAAGGGCTTTTGTATAAGCGTTCCAGTTCATTCCCGCCACCTCAAGTCTCGCTGTCAGGCCATTCCGTAGCGTCTTGTACCACAAGACCTTCCACGGGTCCGACCTCCACCCACGGGATCGTGACCGTCAGCGCCTGCTCCGTGGAGTTGTCCTGCGCCGCCGTGGTGATCTCGCCGGAGATTGCGATTCGGAAAACGTCTCCCCGCCTGGAACGGATGAACAGCGGGTTCGGGCTTGTGGAGAGCGCCCGCAAAGCGTCCCGAACCGCGTTCGTATCCGCGTAAACGCCGGGGGACGACGCGCCGCCGAGCAGGGCGGTGATCGTTCCGCTGTGCCGGTTCACGGAATCCCGCATAACCATCGGATACTGCGTAAAATTCGGATGCACGGAGGGCGAAGAACCGTTCCCGTCCGAACCGCTCGTCAGATTGGAACCGAAGAAAAACGCCTGCTGAACAACGTAGGCGGCCTGTGAGCCGTTTACCCGCTCCGTCGCCTCGATCAGCGCCCAATCCCAAAAACAGGGCGATACCGTCTCGCTGTACGCCTCGATGGGCTGGCTCACGGTTGTTCCCGGTTTGTAGAGGTAATAGGTGTATTCCTTCCCGTTCACGGCGGTATAATCCAGCCACGACATCGGGATCGGGGATTCGCCTATGGCGAACAGACCGACGTATTCCAGCGCTGGTCCGCCGTCCGAACGCCAGACCTCCGCTCCCTCTGTCCAGTCTCCGAACGGATTGATCGACACACCCGGAACGTCCCCGAACGTAAAATCCACGTTCGGCGGCAAAACGGACGGCTCCGTGTTGTCACGAACCCAATCGTACACAACCGTACTGGCGTCTGCGCCGTACAGGATCATCAGTCTGCTTGTGGTGCTGGAACCGTAGACCGTGATGGAGACCGGAAGATCGTATGCGCTTCCCACGTTTCCGACGCCATATGCGGAACTGGAATAGGACCCGTTGTCCGTCATACCGATATGCCAGACGTTTCCGTAGATCACGCCCTGATACTGAAGCCCGACGTTGACCTGCTGCCCGTCCGCAAATGTCTCGTCGATGCTTACTCTTGGGGACGGAGTGAACGCGATCCCCGTCACGGTGCGAACGATTCGGAAAACGTTTCCGTTCGCCGTACAAACCTCCACCAGCGTTCCCGTGTATCCGTCCTCCGCAGTCCCGCTCCAATACAGCGCCCAGTTTCTCGGCGCGTCCTCGGAGAACTGCGGAACGTCCACAGTCATATTGCCCCCGGCAGGCAGGATCAGTTTTCCGTCCTGCGTGGTGTAGTCCGAAAGCGGGATCGTCTCGTTCGGGTTTACCGTGACCTTGACCGCCTGATTCGCGTGGTCGCAGGTTGCGTGAACGAACGAATTGACCCGCAGCGTGGACGGCATCACGTCGAAGTAATCGGAAATGCGGGATATGATTTCGCCGTTTGAAGTGGCGAAAGAGAATGTCACCCTGTAGGTTCCGGGCGGAACAACAGCCGGTGTCCACGAATAGTCCGTCGCGCCCCAGACGCGCCCGGTGTCCTGCACCGTGAGCCATCCGTTTTCTCCGACCTTTTCAATCTTCCATCTGGTCCAGACCACGGAAACTGGACCATAGGTGCTTGCGCTCGGCAGCGTGACCGTCGCCGTGAAATCCATATCGTTCCGGGAGACGGAAGCGGTTGTCCGCTTCGTCAGTTGGAACACGGACGCGGAACGCTGGGTCACGTTCTCGTCCGCTCCGTCGCCCCAATACTGCGTGATAATGTATTTCCCCTGCTTGTTCGCGTCCGCGTTCGCAACAGCGGAAAAATAGGTATACGGCAGGGAAACGGAGAAATCCGTCTGGTTTCCGTCCGCGTCCACGGCGGAAAACGGGGTCGCCAACGATACTTTTCCCGTGTCCGTTCCGGGGGTGCTGTTCGCGTCGTTTCGGAAGAACTGGATTCGATACGCCGTCAGTCTGGAATTTCCGTTGACCGTCCACCGGATATTCTGATTCGCCAAGGGCGCGTCGTTTCGGAACACGATCCCGTTCTCCCGCCCGGAGATCAGGTCTGGCGTGATATTTGTCGCTTGATATAGGGCCATAAAAGCCTCCTGCTTTCGTTTACCATTCCCAGTTGGAAAGGTTTACGTCCATCGCGGTGTTCAGAATCTTGTCCGCCTCTTTCACCATCTCGATCTCGGCTGGTTTGTGAAACGGGCGCGGCTTGACGGAGGCCCAGTCGTACCCGTCTCCGCTCTCTACAACGTCAGCCACGTTCCGGCCCTCATGCTTTCGCATCGTAGGCTCCCAGTCGTCGCGGACGCTTTGAACGTGGAGCGTTTTCAGCGGACTTTCGTACCGCACATCGATTTCTCGCGGGTCGATCAGACCGTGGTCCTCCCGTTTCCTTTCGTAGCCCTTCGGCGTGTACTTCTGGTAGACCTCGCTCTCGATCTTCTCCTGAAGGACGCGGACGGCGCGGGGGCCGACGTCGTAGACCATCGTATAGTCCACGAGGGAATCCACGGCTTCCATGAAATAGCGCAAATCCTCGCAGAGCGCCGCCATTCAGACCGCCCCCTCCCTCATTTCTGCTAAAACCATAGCGGAGCGATATTTCAAAAACGAAAAAGAAGCCCCCGGAGGGGCCTCTTTTCTGTTGGCTGTTCGTCAGGCGGATTCCACGGTGACGGTGACGGGGCAGGACCAGCTTGCGGTTCCCCGCGTGTAAGTGGCGGTCACGGTTCCGCTTCCCGCCGTGCTGCCTGCGGTCACAACGCCAGTCTCGGAGACGGTAGTACCGGTGGGCAGACCGGAAGCCGCGTAGGTCATCATCGCGGGGTCGGGGTCGGTGGGAGAACCGTTCACCATAAGCTGGAAGTTCAGCTTCTTCGAGGTGTTGACGGGAAGCTCCGCCTCGCCGCCCACAAGGAACAGACCCTCGATGGCGCTGTCGCCGCCGCTGCACGGGACGTACAGGTAGTAGACCAGATCACCCGCAGCGTTGGAGCAGTTGTCGCAGGTCTCGGAAACGGTGGTGTCCTCATAGGAGATCGCCGTGCCGGACAGGGACGTGGTGGAGTTGCCGCTGCCGTTGCCGTCGATACCGGCAGCGCCGTTCAGCTTCAGGAACGGGTAGATGGCGTAGAGCGTACCGATGCGGGACCCGGAAAGATCGTCCTCCTTCACGTTGGCGAACACGGGGTAGGCCAGCCGCAGATTGACGATGGCGGGGTCGATGTTGCCCTGAACGACGGCGTACTCGGTGGTGGGGCTGTTGACCCAGTACCAGACCTTGTACTTGCTTCCGTTCACGGCGGGGAAACCGGTCACGTCGTAGGTGGTGGAGTTGATCGCGTATGGGGTTCCGTCGCTCTCGATGGTGGACTTCTCGCCGGTTTTCTGGACGATGGCGAACGCGGAACTGTAGCCGGGACCGGCAATCGGGGTTCCGTTGGCGGACGGGTCGATGGTGATCTTGCCATTGGCAGCGGTAAGCACCGCGCAGACCGGGGTGGGGAAACCGTAGCCGTATCTGCCGCCCACCTGAAGTGCCCGCATCAGCAGGGACATATTCACGTCGTTGACTTCCACGGTGGCGTTCGGGTCGGAACTGATGATGGCAACGATGCGGTTGCCCACGCCCGCCCGGATTTCGCCCATAGAAACGGACGTGCTTCCGTTGGCCTGGGAGAGTTTGTTGCTGTAGTAGAGCATTTCGCCGGTCAGCGGACGGGATACCCATACGCCCTCGACGAATTTTCCGATCTTGTACTGAACATCAAAGGTCGGCATTTGTTTTTTCACTCCTTTACTTGTTGTTGTCCGTTGGCAACGGTGCTTTCGGCAGCCGCTCCCTCGGAGGACAGGTCGCGCAGGGATCGAATCCCGGTGACTTTCTTCGCCCAGTACGGGGACGGAACAGGGTTTCCGTCCGGGAACTTTGCAAGGCCGCTCATCATCCCGGTGGACACCGCCAGATAATCCAGCGTCCGCCGCAGGACTGCCGCCCTGCGTTCCAGCTTCAGAATAGGCCAGTCGTAGATTTGTTCTTCTGGGATTCCGCTCCATGCGGAGCAAAATATGATTTTGTCGCAGAGCTTCGGGTCGAGGTCCTTCAACTCTTTTTCCGCCATCAGCCGTTCCATTTTCAGAATTTCCGGGTTCGCGGAATCGGACGGCATTTCAACGCCGTTCTGCGCCGCGAGGATGGGCCGGATTTTCTGGAACTGGCGCGGCGTGACTTTGAGCGGACCTTCTCCGGTGTAAAACACGATCTCCCGGATTCTTCCGCTCCGCTGTTCGTCAGGGACGATGTGGGTGTTCAGCATCAGCAGTTTTGTGTCGTGCGCCGACTCAAGCCGTAAAGACAACGCAAGGCACAAAATCGCCGCCGAGACGTAACCCGCCGCTTCGCCCGTCTCTTGGTATGATTTCTGGTCGAGCCGGTAAAACGCATCCAGTAATGGCATGGAGATCAGGGCCACAGGGAGACCCGTCACCGCAAAATCCAGAACCGATCTTGCGAAACCGAAGGCTCTTGCGTCCCGGACGCGGACGGGGTAAAGCGTAAGTCCATCCGCCGTCACGGGTTCGTATCTGTCGATTGCGTCCTGTATGTTAAGTGGAAGTTGTTTCACGCTGCCGCTCCTTCCCTTAAACCAGAAAGTTATTCCGCCTCGTCTGCCGCACGGAATTTCTGGATCGTGCCGGACAACTCGTTCGCCCGCTCCGCGAGACCGTGTTCCATTTCGGAAAGCTGCGTCAGGGCAGCGGGGCTTGCCGTCTTTGCCAAAACGTCCAGAACGCGGGGCAGAACGTCGTTCTTTGCCGCGCACAGAGCGGCGATTTCCGCGCTAACCATCCTGTCGAGGGTCTTGTAATCCTCCAGCAGATCGAACACGGCGTTCCGAACGGAAGCATCCGATTTCCTGCGCTCCAGCGCGTTCAGCGGGTGCTTGGCGGCAGCGCGGTCATAGTCGTCCACGGACATCAGATATTCTTCCTCATCCACGGGAGAGAACTCCACGCCGAGATATTCCTTCAGCAGAACGCCCATCATGTAGCGTCTGCGGACCGGCACGTTTTCCGCGTAGACGGAGGGATCGTAGAGCCTGTCGTCTCCGTACTGCACGTCCGTCCGGTATCGGGCAAGGGAGCCGAGGGCGATCCCATCCGCGATCTCCTGCTTCTTTGCCAGCGGAATATAGTCGTTCCACTTGCCTGCGTTTTCAAAATCGAACATCAGGTTTCCTCCTTGTCCTGTGCCTTTTTCGTCGGTTTCTTCTTCTTCGTCTGCTTGACGGGCTGTTCCGCCCGGACGGAAACCGCCGCTTCATGCCGTTCCCGGAGCGTACACTTCCGCGCCGTATCCGTCAGAACGGCGTTCATTTTCTGCGGACAGTACCGCTGGTGCCCGCAGCTGTCCCACGGACTTTTTCCCTGCCCGGTCAGGATACTGCATTTGATGATCTTGCCGCGCCTCTCGGCGTATTTGCAATCCAAACGAACCACTCCCTTACAGATTGCTCAGATCGGCTTTTCCAAGCACGATTGCGTTGCTCAGAGTGCCTGGAACGATGACGAAACAGGAATCTCCTGCGGAGAGGGCGGCGTACCCGGAACCAGTTGCCGGAAGCGTCAGGTTCGTGGTGTCGTAGTAATCCTTTTTCACCGTGATCTTCCCGTCGCTCTTGCTCACGACGGAGCCGATAAAATAGCGGACCACCAGCGCGTTCTTTTGTTTTGTTTCCGTATCGCCTGCGAACCTTGCGAAATTCCGGGCGATCTCCACGATAGGGTCAGCCATTTCCACACCACCCGCAGTTGTCCGTGACGGTCTGCGTTCCGCTCTCGATCCACGTAGTGGAGAAGCCGATCGTCCAGCCGATGTTCGTTCCGTCGTCGTGCCACGTATGCGATCCCGCGTCCATGTGCAGTCTGCGGTTGAATGTGAGACCTCCGACACCCGCAACGTCAACTCCGTGCAGGGCATCCAGCAGGGCTTCGCTGATCTCCACAACGCGGGAATAGGACGCGGTTTTCATATTGTTGTCCAGCGCGTAGTTCACGCCCACCTCGATCTCGATTCCGATTTCCGTTTCCAGATCGGAATACGGGAGGATTCTGCCCGTGTAGACCTTGATGAAGCTGCCAGCCGTAAACTGCGCCGGGAGCCAGAAAGTCTGTCCGAAAATACGGTAGCCCTTCGGATGCTTCCGTTTCTGCTCGTCCGTGTTCAGAACGCTCTCCGAACCGTTCCACAGCATCGAGAGCTTTTCTTCGGGGGTCGGGAGCGCCTGTTCCAGCGGCTTCGCCCCGTCGTACCAGAGCAGTTTTGCAAGGCGGACGCGGGGCCGCTCGTTGTCGTCGAACGGCGTATATCCCTTCGCGTCCGGCAAATCCAGCAGATAGCGGATCAGTTTGCCGGGGATTTCGGAAATGCCCCGATACCGCAGGAAGCCGGGAATCGGCCTCTCATAAGGGTAATAGGGATTGGAAAAATCAGGCATACCGTCACCTACCTGTTCAGTGCCGTAAAGTGTCTGCCTTTCGGCACACGGGTCAAATAGGCGGAGTTCTGTTCGTACAGGGCGATCTCGTCCTGGAACGCCGCCCGGTTTCTGCTCCGCTTCGCGCCCGTACTGTTCATGTACGTGCTTTCCTTCTCTGTCTCAAAAGAACTGTCCTTGATCTTCATCGTGTCGTTGAGCCAGTTGGTGTCCAGCCGCTCGTCCCAAACCACGGAGACCGCCAGCGAAAACAGGCGGATCAGCGTATAGTCCAGATCGCGGAACGTTCCGTCCGTGTATGCGTCGATCTCGTAGACCGTTCCTTCCTCCGTCTGCTGCGGGAACGTCAGATTCCCGGTTTCCGGGTCGTAGGCGTTCTCCGGCAGGGAGTACGGGGTTTCGCTCAGACCGTCCGCGCTCCGCTGCGTGACAGACACCATTGCGTAGCCCACAAGCCCGGTTGCTACGGTGGTTTCTCTATCCGTGCTTTGCTCGTCGGAGACCCATTCCGCCGTGTCGTAGGCCGGGTTCGTCATGCCGTCCTTGATCCACGCCTGAAGATTGGGAGGCCGGTTCAGCAGGGGCAGCGCCATCGTCACCCAGTCGCTCTTGGCCCGGAAGAACCTCGCGGGGCTTGTATTCAGTTCCCGCGTCCAGTTGTCGTCGTCGATGATGATCGCGGCCTTGTTGATAATCTCGCTCCATCCGGTTGCCATCTGAAAGACCTCCCGTTCTTCCGTTTACAGCATCGCCTTGAACAGTTCCACCGTGCGGGTGAAAAGTCCGTCCGGCACGTCCTTCTTGGACGCTTCGTTCAGCGCCCGCAGCAGTTCCAGAGAAATGCGGTTGTCGATTGGTTTGCCGTTCCGGTTCGCCTCGTCCACGATGGTATTGATATACCGGGCGACAAATACCTTATGTTCCTTGCCGAGCGCGGAGAACAGGGTCTCAACCTCCTGCAAAGGCATATCCAGAATGTGATCCATCGCGTTCTCCGTTAGAACCTCGCCCCGCTTGTAGTCGCAGTTCCAGCGCCGCCGTTCTTCGTCGGACAGACCGTCCAGAACCAGCAGTCTGCGCTTGCGAATAAAAAGCCGCGCCTGCGGGGACATGAACTTGCCGCCGAACTCCTTTTTGGGGACTTCCAGATACTGACCGGGACGCAGAACCCCGTAACCCGGAAGATCGGCCTCGCTGGTCGGGGCGCAGACTGCCAGATAGTACATCCGAACGACCTCATCCTCCGGCTTCTGCTTTGCGAGAATGGAGGCGATCATCGCCTGCACTTCTTCCTCCGTGTAGGTTCTTCCGCTCCTGCGCTCCGCAGCTTCGGCGGGTTCAGCGGCGGGGGTGTCAGATTTTTTCTTTCGCTCTGCCATCGTAATTCCTCCTTCGTATGGCATTTGAATATGGAAAGCCATCAGATAATTGGCTCTTCCTCTCTTGGCTTCCGCGCCAGACCGAGATAGTCGATCACGCTGTTTTCTTTGCCCCAAACAGCGGAACCCTCCGGTTCAAACTCCCGTTCATACGGGGCGAGGCTTGCGTCCTCCGGGAGCGTGGAAAAGGTCGGAAGATCGCTGTTCGTCCTTGTTGCGTTCAGAATCGAAAGCAGCATATGATCCGCCGCGTCCACCGTCATGTTGTAGTGGTGGGATGCGTACCACTTGGCGACGACCTCGATTGCCTGCGCCTGCGTCAGTTCCTTGCCGTAGCCGAACCGCCGCTTCAGGGAATCCACGATCCCGTCCAGTCGCTCGGTCTGGTTTTTCGCTTCCCGGCCCCGAAGATTCTCCGCTTCCAGGTTCTTTTGGAACATCGCGTCGTAGTTCTTGGCCCGGTCTACGCTCTCCTTGTCCTCCTGCACGATGCACTTGTCCCGCAAAAGGGCCAGCTTCGCGCAGTACCGCAGGGTAAGCTCCTGCTGCGGGTCCATCGTATCGCCGCTTCTGCGGGACAGGGTTGCGAAAATCTCGTCCAACTGCCGGTAATCCGCTTCGGAGTAGGTCGGCCCCCAGGTTGCGATCCACCGCTCCTTGTCGCCCATGCCCCGCTTCACAGCCTCCCGGATGTCCGTTGCGCCGTCCTTGAACTCCCGCGCCCATCTGGTTTTCAGTTGTGCCAGATAGTCGCCCCAATCCGCCGCACTGATTTTTGGGGAATAGGGAACGTCCAGAAACGCGCAGCAGACGAAAAATGCCACGTCGGAACCAACCGTATCCCGCAAGCGGGAAAACGTTTCCCGCACGGAAGGGTTGTCTATATCCTGATAGAGTTTCGCCGTCATAACCTGACCGTCGCTCATACGTCCTCCAAACTGATCTCAATCTCCGCCTGATACCGGCCATAGGTCGCCGTCACACGAAGCGGGGCTTCGGAATACCCGTAGCACACGACCACGACCCCGCCCCGCGTCTGCCCGTGAGAATAGGTGTTTTCGTCCGCGCCGGAGAAGCTGTATTCAATGTCAGCGGGGACTTCCCTGTCGTTTTCAAAATACTTCGCTTCCAGAACCGCCGTGTCCAGCGGCCCCATAACGTCCGGCACGGGGCCGACGAAGCGCAGAGCGTTCTCCCACGAGAAACCGCTCGTCACCGTCACGGATACGTTTGCGTACACGGAGGGATTCTGTTCCAGATACGCCGTGACCGTGACCGTTCCTGGCTTGACCCCATGCAGAGTACCGCCCTGCGTGATGGTCGCGGTCTCCGCGTCCGATACCTTCCAGACATAGGAGACCGGGTTCTCGTCGGTGGAAACAACCGTTGTCCCGTTCCGCATGGACGAAGCGGAGAATACTGCCGAACCGTCCTCGCTCACGCTTGCGGGGCCGGATATTCGGAGATTCCACGAAAAATTCTTCCCGTCCGCTACGCACCGAACCAGATCGTCGCTGTCCTCCGCTTTCGTTTGAACGCGGATGGAAAAGGTCAGCAGCCGGACCGAACCGGAATCCTCCGTGAACTCCCGGAAGAAATTTCCGTACCCCGTGATCCGGTACGCCTTTGCGTTTTCGTGCGGATTTCCGTCGTCCCCCAAAATGATCCGTGTGTTGTCGTTCGCCTGCCGGGTGAACTCGTTATATTGGCAAGTTACGTTGTAATACCCGGAAGCGATCTGCTGATCCGTCTGCGCGTCCGGGTTCGATGAGTTTGCCCTCGCGTTTTCCACAACGATAGGCTCCGAAACCACGTTGCCGTAGTAGTCCAGATGGTTCCAGGCCGCGTTGCATCTGCGGACGATTGCCGTCCCCTCGCCGCCCGAAATATTGTCCGGGTTCACCACAAGCCAGACGCTTCCGCAGGCGCGGACTTTCGCGCCGATTTGCAGATAGCCGATGCCTGGATTCTCCGGGGTGATAATCTTGTAATCGTCAAAGTTGCGCTGGATCGCGGAGGTCGGTCTTACAACGTTCGCCATGCGGATTCGTTCTGCGACCCACACCAGATTCCCGTTTTCGTCCGGGAACTCAATCTCCGCGTCAGCGAAATCCGATGCGTATTTCAGCATCTTTTCCTTGTGCCGCGCCGTAATGATTTCGTAGTACGGATACCGTTTCCCGCTGTATTCCGCAGGCTCGTTCCGGGGTGTCAGCGGTGCAAAGCCGCCTGCAAGCCGCGTGTTCTGCACAATTTTATTCAGTTCCACGCTCTGCCTCCCGTCTCCGTTTCCGGTCTGTTTTCGTAAAAAAGTTAAACTTCTTATCATTCAAAAACGAAAAAGCCGCTCCGCGAAGGGAACGGCTTTCCGATTGCTGTTTACTTTTTACTGACCGTGATGTAGGCGTTTGGGAAACCCGCCGCCTTGACGGTTTCCAGATAGGCGTCTGCGTATGTCCGGTTTCTGAACGCACCGACCTGAATGCGGTAGATAGGATCGTCCTCGTCCGGCTGGGCCTCCATAGCGGCCTTGACCGCAGCCCGGAAAGCGCCCATCGTGTAGGGCATCTGCAAGCCCGTCCAATAGTGTTCCGGGTCGGCGTGGCCTGACGCGATCCCCTGAATCCCGCCCTCGCGGTGCGATATGATTCCGGTTTCCGGGTTGATCCCGTACTCCGTGCAGAGGTAGGCGAATAGTTCCACTGCCGCGTGGTAGGCTCTCGCGCAATCTTGCTGCGCCCGCGTTTTGTCGATGATCTCAAAACTGGCCCCGCCAGTGTAGGAGATATATCGGCTCTCGCACATCTCCACGCCGACGTGGGTATTGTTCGCGTCTCCGGCACAATGCGGAGCGCGATAGTTCCACGGCATCGTCTGCCAGACGTCGCCGCTGTCCGCGTCGATAAAGGCGTGGACACAGGCGCGGGTGTAGCTGGGGTTATTCCACCGTTTGACAAACGCCTCGGCTGACGGTTGAGCGCATCCGACAGAGTGGAGCATCAAGCCGAGCGGCCCACGCTCCTGAAAAACCGTGTAGCGGGAATCCTCACGGTTGACATTGCGGGTGTAGTAGGGATTCCGCGTCAAAAACGCGGGGGCGATGTTCATTCGTCCTCACCGTCCACGATGGGGGAGCCGTCCTCGTCGTAGCGGTCGTATGCCCTGACGGTAACGTGGCATTCGGCCTCGTCGCTGGTCTGTTCCTCCCGCACCTCCGGCAGACCCGCGAGGCTCGTGAGAAGGGACAAGACGCCAGCCAGCGCCGAAGCGGACAAAACCGCCAGCCAGTTTACACGCTCGATCAGCGCCGCCGTTCCGATGGTAGCCACGGCAGTCTGGGCCACGGTGCGCAGGGCGCGGACAAAGGCCGCTTTCCACCAAGTTCTGTTGATGTTCATAGGTAAAACCTCCTTGTGATTGTGTGTTGTTTATCTCGCCGTAGATTCCGACCAGCCATAGACGCCCGGCTCCCAGACGTTTGCGTCAACCAGCGATTCCCAAACTTTCCCAGCGTGCCGCACGCGGTCGCCGGTTTGGTAGGCGTCCGTGGCGCCTGTCGGCTGCTTCCATTCCGGGATTTCTCCCGG